TTCTTTGCGGACTCGATGTCGCTCAGCTGTTGCTGGAGCTTGTCGCGGTTTTCCTTGTCTTTTCGGCGTTCGCTAATTAGCTCGGCATTCTTTGCTTTGAGTGCGTCGAGTTGGCTTTGAAGGTTTGAAAGATCAGCCACAGGCTGTGCAGTCGCATCCTCCACAGAAGGATTTGCTTGCGTTTCTTCTGACACGAGACTTTTGTATTAAAGCAATACTATTCTACAGGGTTCTCATTAACTACAACAGACTGTTCTGGTGCGGTAATCTTCGCGGCTTCCTCTTGAATGTTGATGGTGTCGGGCAGAATTTCGCCTCGGCGCAGGATTTCCAGCAGCATTTCGTCGGTAATCTTGCCGTTGCTGTTCAAGTCGGACAGCACTGAGATGTCTTGACCGATCAAGCGGTAGTAGTCGAAGTCGCGGTCGATGCGAACTTTGGGGGGTTCGATGCCCACGTACCGAGCGGCAAGTTGGTACGCCTGATTCAGCGCACTTTCCAGCTCTTGGCTGATAATCGACAACACTGAGTTGCTTTGCGCTTGGTCGATACGCTTAGCTTCGGCAGACTCGGCAACAAACTTTTGGCCCAGCAGTTTGGTGACGCCTAGCGTAGACATCTGCTGTTCCAGAGACTTCAGCTCCTCCATCTGCGCGTCGAAGCTGGTGGCGTCAGCCTGCACGTAGTACGCCTTGTTGCCTGGCGTCATCGCAATCGCGTAATTGACGCCCATCGTTGCCGATCCAAGCGCATCGTCCCAGCCCTCTAGCACAAGCGTGGGCATTGCGGCGATGTGGAGCGCGTGGATTAGGTCGGCTTGGCGTTGGTAGTGCGTGATGTTGAGGTTGGCAATGTCGAGCAGGGGTGGTTGAGAGCGCAACATGCCCCGGCGGTTGCTGTAAATGGGCACCACTGGAATTTCGTCCAGGCTGAAGCCCCCGGTTTGGGAAAATTCGACAATGTCTTCGCCCAGCGTGTACAAGTCATAGCGGCCTGGGTAAATGACTCGCATTTGCTCGACTTGCTCTTCACCGAAGTCGTTCAGAGGACGGGTGGTGTACTCGTGAATTCGGATTTGGGTGAGCGG